AGATACAAAGATGGTCAGCGAAATAAACAAACACAAATGGCAGTGGAATCACGAAGTATGGACTAACCCTAACAAGATGTACGATAGCTATCATAAGTTTCATTACTTTGATGAGCCATTGGGTTGGAGCAGTGGTCCTACAGCATTATGGCTGGCTACATATGGTGATCCTAAGAATCCTAGACTACATCAGCATGATACCATATACATTTTAGGCTTTGATTTTAAGGGCACAGACGCAGATGCTAACAACGGCGAGGGTGGACTTATTAATAACATATATGCAGATACACAAAATTACAAAAAATCTATAGACCCTGCTACATACCACGGTAATTGGGCCAGACAGACGGGCATCGTTTGTCAGAAAAATCCTCAAAAGAGATATATAAGAGTAGTACAGAACAAAGAGGATTATTGCCCAGACAATTTAACGCAATTAGTTAACTTTAAACACGTTACAGTGGCAGAATTCATGGAAAACTTTAAGATTTTACAATCTTAATGTAAAACCGGCGCATTTCCGCCTATATCTACGTACTTTTCTTCAAAATCGTTAAATACAAGTGACAGCCTTACCATATCTAAACAATAGGAGAGAAAAAATGGCAAACCAATCTAAATTTGAAGCGATGCTTGAAAAGTTAATCGCAGAAGACAAAGCGGGTGCTGAAGAGCTATTTCACGAAATAGTTGTTGAGAAATCACGCGATATATACGAAAATCTATTAGCAGACGACACAGCTGAAGTTGAAGTAGACGAAACAGCTAAAGAAGATGCTAAAGAAGAAGATAAAGTTGAAGAAAAAGCTGACGCTAAAGACGAAGACAAAGTTGAAGAAGCATCAAAAGACGATGCTGATGACAAAGTTGAAGAAAAAGCAGATGCTGATAAAGACGAAGACGTTAAAGAAGCTACTGACGAAGACGAAAAAACTGATGAAGCTACTGAAGAAAAAGACGAAAACGTTGAAGAAAACTTTGCAGACCAAATTACACCAGAAGGCGAAGATGACATGGGTGGCGATGCCGCTGATGACATGATTGCTGACATCGAAGACGGTGAAGGTGAAGAAGATAAAGGCGACGACGAAGACTTAGAAGACAGAGTTGTTGACCTAGAAGATGCTCTTGATGATCTTAAAGCTGAATTTGACACTATGATGAGTGACAAAGAAGGTGACGACGACAAAGGCGAAGATGACATGGAAATGGACATGGACGCTGGAGACGACGAAGGTGATGAAGAGAAGGAAGACGAAGCAGTGGAAATTGCTCCGGAAGCCGATCTTGAGCAACCAGCATTTGAGAACGCTGAAAAACCAGTTCAATCAAGTGCAGAGCTAATGAGAGAGTACGTTTCAAAAGTAACACCTAAAATGGGTGATACTGGAACAGACGGTACTAAATCTCCAGTAGCTGGTAAAAACGACATGGGTGGAGACGCTAAGAACATCGCACAAGGTGGCGAAGAAACTGGCGGCAAAGCTGATGCTCCTAAAGAAGATTCAGCTGGTAACGTAAACGTTCCAGGTGGAAAAGCAAGTAAGAGTATGTCGAAAGACTCAAAAGGCCATGGCGCTGAGAAAAAAGGCGCAGGCGAAAAAGGTGCTGATAGTAAATCAACTATCGGTTCCTAATAGTTTGTTGTTAAGGAGAACTAGGTGATAAACTTAAGAGAGAATTTGACATTCGACCAAGCTAAATTGGTCCTTGAGACTACTGAAAACGACAAGGGTGGAAAAGACCTTTACATGAAGGGAATTTGCATCCAAGGCGGCGTAAAAAACGCTAACCAGCGAGTTTACCCTGTTACTGAGATCAGTAGGGCTGTCAACACTCTTAACGATCAGATTACGGGAGGATATTCAGTTCTCGGCGAAGTTGATCATCCAGAAGGACTTAACATAAACTTAGACCGTGTTTCGCACATGATCACAGAAATGTGGATGGACGGACCAAACGGTTACGGGAAACTTAAGGTATTACCTACGCCGATGGGAGCTCTAGTTAAAACAATGCTGGAAAGCGGAGTTAAATTAGGGGTTTCATCGCGTGGTAGCGGAAACGTCATGGAAGATGGTTCCGGTCAAGTAAGCGACTACGAAATTATTACAGTTGATGTTGTCGCTCAACCCAGTGCTCCAGGTGCCTACCCGACACCAATATACGAGCATTTGTTAAATGCCCGTGGGGGGTACAAGGCACTAGAATTAGCACGAGAAGTTCGAGGCGACGATAAGGCACAAAAGTATTTGAAGGAATCTTTGGTTAATATAATCAAAGGCCTCCAGTAATAAGGAGAAAAATATGTTGGAAGCACTGAAATCACTTTTTGAAAACAACGCAATTTCAGAAGAAATCAGAGCAGACATCCAAGAAGCATGGGACAAGCAAGTGAGTGAAAACAGACTGGCTGTTACCGCTGAACTTCGTGAAGAGTTCGCTAAGAAATACGAACATGATAAAGCTACTATGGTTGAAGCAATTGATTCTATGGTAACTGAAAAACTTAACGAAGAAATTTCCGAATTCGCTGAAGACAGAAAAAATTTAGCAGAAGCTAGAGCCAAGTATGCTGTAGCTATGCGTGAAAACGCAAGTTTGTTAAAAGGTTTTGTATTTGAACAGTTGAAGAAGGAAGTGGGTGAACTACATGAAGACCAAAAAGTTATGTCAGACAAGTTTGGCAAACTAGAGGAATTTGTTGTAGAAGCTCTAGCTAAAGAAATCGCAGAGTTCCACGAAGACAAAAAAGACTTGGCTGAAACTAAAGTAAGATTAGTACGTGAAGCCAAAGAACATTTAGCAAAAGTACGTAAGTCTTTTGTTGAAAAAAGTGCGAAGATTGTATCAGAAGGAGTTAGTAAAAAACTTACAAGTGAAATTACTCAACTTAAAGAAGATATTGATTCAGCACGTAAAAACGATTTTGGTCGCAAAATTTTCGAAACATTCGCAGGCGAGTATGCTAACAGCTACTTAAACGAGAAGTCCGAAACAGCTAAACTTTTAAAAGTTGTAGATGTTAAAGACAAAGCCGTTGCAGAAGCAAAAGCAGAAGTCGAAGAAGTTAAGAAAATTGTTGAGAGTAAAGACGCAGAAATTAACAAAATTTCTGATGCGGCTAAACGCAAAGAAGTAATGCACGAATTAACTGGACCTTTGAGCAAGGATCAGCGTGAGATTATGGTAGACTTACTGGAAAATGTACAGACAGATGGTTTAAGAAAAGCATTTGACAAGTATATTCCGGCAGTAATTGACGGTAAAACTCCAGCGAAGAAGAAGGCTACTCTTACAGAGTCCGAGGCAAAAGAAATAACAGGCAATAAAGAATCTAACGTTAGTAGAGTAAGTCAAGAAGAGAATAATAATATTATTCACATTCAAAAACTTGCTGGATTGAAATAAGGAGAAAACAATGTCAGAACTACTAGAAAGTCGCTGGCAGGATACCAAAACTGCTCTTTTAGAAGGCCTAAATGGCAACAAAAAAGCTGTAATGGCAAGTACTCTAGAAAACACACGCAAGTGGTTGAATGAGACTGCAACAGCTGGTTCTACAAGCGCCGGTAATGTAGCAACTCTAAATAGAGTTATCCTACCAGTAATCAGACGTGTTATGCCGACTGTAATAGCCAACGAATTAGTTGGTGTACAGCCGATGACAGGTCCAGTGGGTCAAATCCACACATTAAGAGTACGTTACGCTGATTCGTCAGATGGTAACGAAGTTGGTGAAGAAGCATTATCACCATTTAAGATCGCGGCGGCATATTCAGGTAACGCCACTGACGCTACACCGAAAGGTTCAGCAACAGCGGCACTTGAAGGTCAAGCAGGTAAGAGATTATCTATCCAGATCTTAAAGCAAACAGTCGAAGCAAAAACTAGAAAGCTATCAGCTAGATGGACTTTTGAAGCGGCTCAAGATGCTCAAGCACAGCAAGGCATCGATATTGAAGCAGAAATTATGGCGGCATTAGCCCAAGAAATTACTGCTGAGATCGATCAAGAAGTATTAGCTTCTTTAAGAGCTTTAGCTGGAACGCAAAACCAACAAGCATACGACCAGAACGCTGTAAGCGGTACTGCAACATTCGTAGGTGATGAACACGCGGCTTTGGCTGTGATGATCAACCGTGTTGCTAACAACATCGCACAGAGAACTAGACGTGGTGCTGGTAACTATGCTGTGGTATCACCACACGCATTAACTATCCTACAATCTGCAACAACTTCAGCGTTCGCAAGAACAACTGAAGGTGCATTTGAGGCTCCTACAAATACTAAAATGGTTGGAACATTAAATTCAGCTATGAAAGTATATGTAGATTCATATGCCACTGATGCAACAGCAGTATTAGTAGGTTACAAAGGTTCAAGTGAATCAGACGCACCTGCGTTCTACTGCCCTTACATTCCTTTAATGTCAAGTGGCGTAGTACTAGATCCGTCTAGCTTTGAGCCAGTAGTTAGCTTTATGACAAGATACGGTTATGTTGAGTTAAACAACACAGCATCATCTCTTGGTAATGCGGCAGACTACTTAGGTACAGTTACTATTGCGAACGTAACATTTAGCTAATCCATAGGATTAGTTACTTAATGTAACTAAAATATTAGATAGGCCCTTCGGGGCCTATCTTTTTTTGTGGATATTCTTTCTATTTTGGACAACCTTTTTGCATTTTATGGTTGCTTTTTACAACAAACGGTGTTATATTAGTAACATAAGCATAAGGAGAGTAATTAACTTCTTATTATAGTGCAAGGAAGAGCTCTTTACCAGAAGGGGCGAACTTGACTAACCAGGGGTGGTACCCAGGGCTTGTAGGAGAAATCCGCAGGTTCACATCGCAGTCACTAGCGGGGTTAGGTTGTACGTATTAGAATGGTATTCCGGTACGTGCTTGTAGGTGTAACCAAGTCCTACCTATTTTGCTTATACTTTCCTTTACCCATTCCCTAAACTTTGATAAATACTTGTGTCTATAAAGCGAGCCGCATTTACGGCGGACTTATGGGGACAGAACCCCGTAGACCTAGAACGTCAAAGGAGAAAACAAATGGGAAGACCAATAAATAAAAGATTTTTCGGTACACCTACAGCAGGTGGAAATGAAATCAAAGTAGACTTTCATGATGGCTCAGCTGTTACTGAAGGTTATATCGTTAAACAATTAGGATCAAAAAAGTTCCGTGTTAAAGAAATCGGTGGCTCAACAGAGTACGATCGTTTTTTAACTACAGGTAAATTAGCTTCTGCACTTACAGGTACAGAAATGTCAATTACTGTAAAAGGTGACGATAACGAAACTTATCAGATTTCTAAAATCGCAGGTAGAAAAGCTACAGTGATTGCACCAGATGGTACAGGTTCAAATGCACTATCAGGAACATCATTAGCTTGGACATTTACAGCATCTGGTTCAGATGGAGCGGCACAAGTTGAAGAAGCTGGTGACGATGATACTAAGGCAGGTACTGACGACGACGATTTCGCAAATGCGTAATTAATTTGTTTGTGGGGGCTTTGGTCCCCACAACAGTTTAAGGAAATTTAGATGGCAAAGAATGTAGTAACAGACGGCGATTATAGAATAAAGACAGCAGATTCAGGTACAATCTATCTGGATACAGGTAATCAGATTGGCCAAGTTTACATGACTGGTAACCTTGTTGTCAAAGGTAATACAACGCAGGTTGATGCAACAGACTTAAATCTAAAAGATAATATTATTCAAGTTAACTCAGGAGAACAGGGTGCAGGTGTTACACTTGGTACTGCTGGTATTCAAGTTGACAGAGGTAGTTTAGTAGATACACAATTTGTTTTTGATGAAAGTGTAAGTTGGAATGATCCAGTTACACAAACAATTAAAACAGGTGGATTTAAATTAAGAGATACTAACGGCGGCAACATTGGATTAGAAGTTAGAAGTATTGCAACAGGTGGTGGAGACTTATACTTAATTAATGCTGGAACAGGTGTTATTAGTGTAAGTGGAACTAACCAATACGAAAATCAAATTACAGATGACGATGATATTCCTAACAAAAAATATGTTGACGTTGCTATCGCGGCTCAGGTTGCGGCGGCTGACTTTCAAAAAATTAGAGAAGGTACTGTAAGTTTTACTCAAGTAGTTGTAAGTGACTTTGAAGTTTCAGGACAACAAAGTGTTGCGGCAATTACTGTTGAAGGTAATAATACTGCAAACTTTTACAACAACAGAACAGAACTACACGATTTAAGAATTGACGGTACTAGAATTAGTACAACAACTTCTGGAAGTGATTTAGTATTATCTGCACCAGGAACAGGATCAGTTGTAATTGATGATCAATTACAAATATTAACAACACCTAGTCCAGATGACAATGCAGTAGATCCAGCACAACCAACAGATGGTTTAAAGATTTACAGCAAAAGTCAAGGAGTAGGTAAAACAGGCTTATATTATGTAAATAGTAATAATGTAAGAGACGAACTAATTAGTAAAAACAGATCATTGCTTTTAAGCATGATTTTTTAAGGATAGAAAATGGCAATAGCACAAGCGGCAATAGGAAATACGGACACAGTGGTACTAACAGTACCGGCTAGTACGTCTTATGCAATTACTACTGTTATGGTTTGTAACCATGCAGGATACAACAACGCCGGAACTAACGATACGTCATTTGATTTACACTTTGTAAAGAGTGGACAAGCAAAGTCCAACACTAACATGGTTGTAAAAGAAATGCCAGTACCAGGTGGAGAAACATTTACATTTGATACTGAAAAAGTTATCTTAGAAGCTGGAGACAAAGTAACTGTATTAAGTCAAGCACCGTTGAATCTAAGCATAACTGTTAGTTATTTAGAGGTATAATTATGAGATTCCTACGTAGACAATCAACAAATGCTCGTGGTCTTTACGGACAAGATGATATCCGTAGAGATATTAACGGACAGATTGTACTTGACAGCAAGGACATGATGATGGTTCCTAAAGGAACAAGTGCTGACAAGATTACTACACCTGCTAACGGCCATATGAGATACAACACAGATACAAATGTGTTTGAAAATTATCAAGGTGGTAGCTGGGCACCTATTAGAAGATTTGAACCAGCAAGTATTGTTATGCAAAGTTTAGGTAACGGTAATGACGTTGAAACTAAATTTGGTCCATTAAACAATGGCGATACTTATAACCCTGCTCCGGCGGCGGCACAAAATTTAATAGTATTAGTTGAAAACGTATTTCAACTTCCAACAACAAACTATACTCTAGAACAAAACCCAGGTGGTTATGCGGCAGGTTGGTATGTAGTATTTGGTACAGCAGTACCTACAGGAAAACCAGTCACAGTTCTACACAACTTTGACAAGTAATGTCCGCTAACGGTATATCACACAAACAATATAAAAGACAACGTCAAGAAGCAAAGTTAAAACTTGCGGCTGAAAAACGTGCGGCAACTGGCAAAAGA